TTCGACGACGACCCGCGGCTCCGCGTTGTTGCTGAAAAACTTGCTCTGATACTTGGCGGCCGCGATCCCCAGTCCCCAGCTCTGCCGCGCGATGTCGATCACGCTGTAGCCGACCAGGCCGTCGTAGCCCAGGCCCTTGACGTGCAGCACGTTCGAGGCGTCCAGCTTGCGCTGCTCGCACTCATTCTTGTCATCGTTCATGTGGATCGTGGTGACGTATTTCAGCACGCCGTTGACCCGCATGGGATAGGTTTCGGTGGGCAAAAGCGGCAGGATCTCCGTGGGCCGGCCGGAGCCGTCGCGGAAGATGTAGCCGTAGCAGTTGCCGTGGGCCAGCACGTGGGCCTGCATCGTGACGCGGGCCGTAAGCTGCGTCATGTAGGGGTTGGGCTTGCGGCGGACGAGCTTCTGGGCCACGTGGAAGCGGTCGATCGACTGGCCGCCGCCTTCGAGGTTCTCCATCACGTTGCAGGGCGTGCGGCCCACGTAGCCGGCGATCAGGTTCATGCACCGCCAGATGGCGGCGTAGCTCATCATCGTCTGGCGGTTGATCCGCATGCCCGAGCTGGACATGCCGCCGGCCAGGTCCAAGAGCCAGGCGTCGGGGTCGGACAGCGGCGTCGACGGGTTCTCGATCGACCGGCGGGCGAAGAGATTCACGAGCTCGTTAGCGATTCCCACGGTCGTCCTCTCCATCTAAGATTCTCTTCCGCCGATCGGCCCGCTGCCGGGTGCGTTCCACCAGCACGCCCAGCAGGACCACCGAGGCCCCGGCGGCGGTGACGGCCAGCGGTACATAGATCATGGCCAGGCCGCCGATCAGCATCAGCAGGCCGCCGGCGATCGCCAGGTCGGCCAGGATGCCGAGGGACGCCAGAAAGAGGCGGTGTTTTGTCGGTCGGTTCATCGTTCGTTTCTCGGGAAATGTTCGTGGCGGAACTCGTGAGAGTTCCGAAATGGGCGGAATTCTCGCGAATCCCGCTACGTGGGCCGCGGAACTCTCACGAGTCCCGCTACACGACGATCAGTTGGGAGTCGGACGGCCCGTCGTCCAGCAGGGCCCGGCCGATGCCCATCACCGCGGCGCAGGCCAGGTCGATCTTCTCGGCCGACTTCTCTTTGTTCATCTTGAGGTTGCCAGCGTGATCGCTCTCGGTGACCACGTTGGAGACGCACCAGGCCAGGGCCTGGTGGCCACCGTGGCGGATCTTGCGGTCCAGGAGGGCCTTCTGGGTTTGCTTCATGGGGTCATTCATGCTGACGAACCCCTGGCGATGCTCGAAAACGCGGAAGTCGTCGTCGTCATGCAGCTTCGTGAGGATCTGCCGGGCGTTCCAGGGGTCGCAGGCGATCTCCGCCACATCCCAGCCCCAGGCGTCGCGGGCCTCGCGTAAAAGGGCCCGGATGGCGTCGTAATCGACCGAGTCGCCGTCGGTCAAGAAGATCTGACGCTGCCGCTCCCAGATCAGGTAGGGCGCCCGCTTATTCTGGGCCCGCCGCAGGGCCGATTCCTTCGGACACCAGCAAAACGGGAACAGGTCGAGATAACCGTCATCGCTCTTGAAGACGAACACGGCGCCGGTCAGGTCCTCGACGCTGGCCAGGTCCATGCCGACCCAGCAGGGCCGGCCGCGGTAGCGATCGCGGATCTCCGGCAGCAGGCCCTCGCGGCCGTACCAGGCCTCCGCCCCGCTATTGGCCTGCCAGAGTGCCGGCGGCAGCCAGCTCTTGAGCGACCCGAGCCACTGGTTCAAGTGCTTGCGGCGGAAGTTGACCTGCGCCGCCGGCGTCTCGACGGCCCGGGCCGCCTTGCGCTGGAGGTCGTCCAGCTTCACCGAGACGCCCAGGTTGGGATTGGCCTTGGGCCAGACCCGCTCGTCGGTCCAATCGTCCTCCGGCAGGAGGGCGTCGCCCTCCCCGTCGAACGTGGCCTCATCCAGGGCATAGATCACGCCGAACCAGGTCTCGTCCGCGACGATGCCTTCCAGGACCTTGATCGTGTAGGTTCTCAGTTCCCAGCAGATCCCCTCGCGCTCGTTGCCATCGCCAGCCGTGGTGATGAGCAGGATCAACGGATTGCGCCGCGCGCCCGTGGCCGTGTCGATCACGTCGAACAGCTCGCGGTTGGGATGCGCGTGCAGCTCGTCGACGATCGCACCGCTTACGGAGAGCCCGTCCTCGGTTCCCCCGTCTTTGCCCAGCGGTTTGTAGATGCTGTTGGTCGCAAGGATCGAAAGGCAGTCGCGGCAGATATCCACGATCTTCCGCAGCGCCGGGCACCTGCGGACCATCCGCTTGCTCTCTTCGTGGACGATTTTCGCCTGCGCCAACTTCGTGGCACACGTGTAGACCTGCGCGCCCTGCTCGCCGTCGGCAACGAACAACTTCAGCCCGATCGCCGAGGCGAACGTGGACTTTCCGTTCTTGCGGCCCACTTCGATATAGGCGATGCGGAATCGCCGGCTGCCGTCGGTCTTCTTCCAGCCGAATAGCATCGCCGCGATAAAGACCTGCCACGGGCTGAGCACGAGCTGCTGCCCGGCCCATTCGCCGGTCGAATGGCGGAGGCACTCCACGAAGGCAATCGCAAAGCGGGCCTCGTCGCGATCGAAATGGTATCCCCAATTGGCATCCTCGGCCCGCGCGAGATCCGCCAGGAACCGCTGGATGGCCAGGCGGGTGAGCCGGCCCACGACGATCGTGCCCTGCACCACGCCGTCGACGTAGGCGTCTAGCCGTGGATCCACCTCGGGCCGGGCCCGCGTCGGGTTATTTTTTTGGTGCGGCATAGTGCTCGCGAATCATGGATAGCAGTTGGTCCTCGGGCTCGGCCCCGTCCACGTGGATCGAGGCCCGGGCCGAGGGCGTCATGCCGAACTCCCGCAGCAGCTTGACCACGCGCTCCCAGGCCCGGTTCATCACTCCCACCCCCGGGTGCTGGATCAGGTTGCCCTTGTCGGTGACCGTCACGAACCGCATGGCGGGCATGAGATTGCCCCGGTCGTCCTCCTTGACCTGGCCGGCCGCCGCCTCGACGATCTCGCAGGCCAGCAGGTAATCCGTGATCGCCTTGCAGAGCAGACCCAGGGCCACCTGGTCCAGCACGGTCAGCACGCCGGCATCCTCCAGCAGGGGCGAAATCTGATGCCAGTATTTCCGCGACCGATCATCCAGCCAGGCCGGCACCCGCGCGCCGGCGGCGGCAACCGGTTCGCCCCGCCGTCGGTCCGCACGGTAGGTGCCCCGCAGTTTTCGCGTCGCGCTGGGTGTTGGCTTTGGTCCGCGCTTACCCATCTTTGCTTACCCCCCATCCTATAACCCCCCCACCCAAAACCCGCCGAGAAAGACAACGCTTTGGGCCACGGTCCGAGGCGCGGGGCGGCGAGGAAAATGGACCCCCTACCCCGGGGCAAGATGGGGCGGGGTAAGGACTTGGGGGCCGTGGACCTCCAGGGCGGTCTTGCAATCGTGACAGGGTTTGCACAGGGGTTGCCAGTTTTCGGGGTCCCAAAACAGGGTGTAATCGCCGCGGTGCGGGGTGATGTGGTCCACCACCTCGGCCGCGCTCGTCTCGCCATGCGCCGCACATTGGCGGCAGACCGGTTCGCGGGCCAGCAGCGCCCGGCGTGCCCGGAGCCAGCGGGCGGACGTATACCAGCGTCTCGCCACCGCATACCAGCGTGGCCTGTCCGTGCGTTGCGCAGCGGCCAGTGCCCGCGATGCTTTTGCGCCGCAGACCGTGCACCGGCGTCCGTCCCAGAGGCCGTGGCAGCCGAGGGTCGGGCAGGGCCGCGGCGGCTTACCCGGCAAACGCCACCTCCAGCGTGCCGACCGCCAGCACGGAGCCGTCCGTCGTGTCGCGGAGGTCCCAGCAGTATTCGGCGGGGTAGGCCGTGAACGCCAGCGGCGGCGAGACGGTGATCTGGTTGTTGCTCGCACCGCCGATCGTCAGGCCGCCGCCGGCGGCGGTGGTGAGCGTGGCGGCCGAGGCCCGACCATACTTGAACCACATCGCCAGGCTGAGCGATTTGCCTGCCACGTCGACGGGGTTGCCGGCGTCGTCCTGCAGGCCCAGCGACCATGACGGTGACGTGTTCTGATAGGCATACAAATCGACGGGTAGCAATTTTCCGGCCGGAATCACGGCATTGGTCTCCGCGAGAGTGGGAATCAGGAGGCTCGGATCGGCCGCAACCACGATCGTCGTGGTCAACAGCAGACCAGCCGGACCGCCGGCATAGGTGCGCACGCCGAGCAGCACGCTGCCCGCCGCCACGACGCCCGAGATCAGCGTATAAAGCGACATATTGAGCGTGCCCGTCACGCCCAGAATCTTAGAGGCGGTAGTGATACCGCCCGCCGCCGCCGTAACCGCGTCCACGTCGCTGGCTAGTTGGGCCGCCTGCCCGGCCGCGTAGGCCACGGCCGAGGAGTAGGTACCGTTGGTGCCGAGGATCGTCGCCCCCACCACGATGTTCGCCGCCTGGAGGGCCACGGCGGCTTCATCGGTCGAGAGCTGCGCTGCTTGCCCGGCGGTGTAGACCGCTGCCGTGTGCGCCGTGCCGTTGGAAGTGCCGAAGACGACCGTTGTGTTCGTGCCGTCTGTGTTGAGCGTGGCGGCGCTCAGTGTGCCGGCGTCGGCGGCTTGCGTGCTGGCCTGGGTCGTCGCCGTCGTGGGATAGGTTCCCTCTGACGAAAGGTTGTTGCCGAAGAATGTCCCGGCGACGACCTTGTTGACATTAGGGATCGTCACTGCACCGGAATATTGATTTCCTCCCGCCCCGTAGCTCATACCGACCAGCACTGCGCTTCTTAGGGGTAGCGTGAGTGTTCCGCTGATCGAATTCCCGCCGGCACCGTAGCTCGTGCCTGAAAGCGCATCGGCCGCCGGGCAGTCGGTCCGCGTGCCGTTCTGCCCGTCGCCACGGTTCACTCCGCTGGCCACGTTGCCCACGGCTGGCAGAGCTGAGATCAGCACGTAGGTCGTCAGGTCTAGCGTGCCCGTGACCCCCAGGATCGTAGTGGCGGTAGTGATGCCGCCTTTCGCCGCGGTTACAACGGCCGTGTCCGTGCTGAGCTGCGCCGCGGCCGTCGTGGCGGATGGCGTAATCGAGTTGCCGCCCGCGCCGAAGGCGGAGGCTGTCGAATAGACGTTGCTCCCA